CTTTAAGTAAGACAATTAATGAAAAGATGCTAACAATATCTAACTTCATTAATCCACTACTTCCAGGCAAGGCAATTGTAGTAGATCCTGATACGAAAAGAGATCACGAAACAACTACAGGAAAACGCTATGCAATATCTAAGAAACCAACTTACACGAAAGCGGGAAAGCTCACAAGCCACATTAGCCGTTGGTTTGAGCTTGATTTGGACACCACTGTTGATACTTGTCCCGTTTGGGGTGAATACTGCCGTGTTACTTTTGATTCTGGCGATATTGGTAACACTGATACGGTTAAACAATATTTGGGAACAATTGGGTGGAAACCAGACGAATGGAATTGGAAAAGAATCAACGGACAATTCGTTAAAGTCTCAGCAAAACTCTCAGATAGTTCCTTGGAAGGACTCGGAGATGTAGGTAAAGCTCTTATGGAGTACTATACCCTAAGATCACGTAAATCTATTTTAGAAGGATGGTTTGACTATGTTGATGAAAATTCAAGATTACATGGTGACGTTTTTAACATCGGTACTCCAACGTTTCGGCAGACCCATAAAATCATCGCCAACTTACCTAGCGGGAAAGCGGTCCTTGGACCTGAATTCAGAAAGCTCTTTATCACGGAGAAAGGATACAGACTAGTATCTGCTGACTCTGCTGCTTGCCAGTTAAGGTTATTGGCTCACTTTATGAAGGATGATGCTTTTACTAAAGAGGTGTTAGAAGGAGATATCCATCAAAAGAACGCTGATATTCTTGGTTGTAGTCGTGCTACTGCCAAACCCTTTATCTTTGCTTTCTTGTATGGAGCGGGTGGTAAGAAGCTCGGTAGTATTTTGAAATGTTCTGAAAAAGAAGGTAATAGAGTAAAGAAGAAGTTTCTGGATGCTATTCCAAGCTTAAAGAAACTTATTGCCAAAGTTCAAAACATAGCAGAAGTCCAAGGCTATATTCCGGGGCTTGATGGTAGACCTATTCATGTAGAATCTGCTCACAAAGCACTTAATTACCTTATACAAGGTGCTGAAGCGGTTGTTATGAAATATACAGTGAACATGATTCATAAAGAACTTGCTAAAGCAAATATTGACGCTAAAGTCCTTTTGTTCTATCATGACGAAGTTACTTACGAAGTTAAAGATGAACAAGCAGAAAAAGCGCAGACAATAATTATGCGTTGTTTCGAAGAAGCGCCTAAAGAATTAGGAGTTAATATTATGACTTGTGGCGATTGTAAAATAGGAGATGATTACTATGACGTCCATTAAGAAAACATACGCTGTATACGAAACAATCCAAGTACAAAGCTGCTACATTGTTGAGGCTAACTCTGAAGAAGAGGCTAAACAACTCCACGAGGAAGGTCATTCTGAATGGGATTGGTCTGAGGACGGGGACTGTTGCGGGGACACCTATGCTGAAGAGTTGGAGTAGGTTATGACGTCCATTAAACCAATAGTGCCTGTTATTCGTTCTATGACAAAAGAAGAGCGACAGGCTTCAAAAGATCGTGATAAAAAGAATGGTTGGCGCATTTGCGCCAGCTGTGGCAATGCAAGTAAAGGCACATGGTGTGGCTTCTGTTTAGAGGAAGAATAATGTATATAACTGTAGAAGAAAATATACGCATTGAGTTTGACCGTTTCTTTGAAGCAGTTAAATTCAATGGCTTTGTTATTGAAGATAACCTTGCTGAACTTTTAGAAAAACTAGAGGAAGACATTATCCAAGAGTATGATGGCCAATCTGATGAAATTTTTAAAGAGGGATACGATGAAGGTCATGATCATGGTTATGATGAGGGCCGTGATCATGGTTTTGAATCAGGTTATGAAGAAGGGTTTGGACAAGGAGAAGATGAGGGTTATGATAAAGGTTATGACGAAGGTCTAGAAAGTGGCAACCACGATGGCTATAAAATAGGTTATGCAGAAGCTCTTGAAAATTGTAACTGTAAAGAGGAAGATTAATGTTTACTGTTGAGCATGTTGACAATTATACAGTAGTGACTACTTTAGATCAAACAGGGTTATATTCAGATGTTGAGATCATTCTAGACGAGACTGATGTTGTCCTACGACAATTTAACGAAGATACAAAGTGTTATGATCTAATTAACCTTTCTCATCAACAATTCAGGGACATAATTGCGTCTTTGTCAAAAGCTGAAGGAGCATACTATGCAAGCTAACCTATATGAAACTGTCGCTTTACAGTTTTTTAACCCCACTCATAGGCACCACAATGACTTAGTAACAGGTCTTAGAGAAGAAGCTGCAGAAGTAAATGCAGCTATTAACTTAGGAATTAGGTCAGAAGTGCTAGATGAGCTTAGTGATGTGCTTTGGTATGTTACTGTTATAGCAAATCAGCAAGGTAGTAGTTTGTCAGAAATTATGAAAATTAATTATGAAAAACTTGAAGCACGAGCAGTTAACGGAAAGAAAGGAAATAGCAATGCCTAATTGGTGCATGAACAACGTACAGATCTCTGGTGAAAAAGAAACACTAGAAAAAATTGAAGTAGCCGCAAACAATAGTGAACTACTTAAATTCCTAGCCCCTTTAGGTCAAGACTGGGATTATGGGCTAGCGGTAAATACATGGGGTACAAAATGGGATGTTAATGAACCTTACTGTGACTGGGATGGTGATAACACCCTTCAACTAAGTTTTGATAGTGCTTGGGGTCCACCTTTGGGGGCTTATGATATCGCAGAATCAACAATGAACTTAGAAATTACTGCAAGCTTTTATGAACCTGGGATGTGCTTTGTCGGTAATCGAGATCGCAGCTGGGAGTTTGACTTCGAAGATGAAGGCTGGGCGGATGGTATTCCTCAAGATCTAATTGATGACTGGGGTCTCGAAGATGAGTATGATAACTGGAAAGAGTGGCAAGAAGAAGAAGAAGAGGAAAGCTAAAAATTACCTGACGTTAAAGAACAATAATGCAGGGTATATCTTCGGGTATCCCTGCTAAAACATTAAAGGGGCTACTATGATAGCTATTATTGATGGAGATGTTTTGCTATACATGAGTATATGGAACATGGAAACCAAAGAAGAAGCAAGAGAAAGATTCGATGAAATATTTCAAAACATACTAGAAGGTGTATTTGCAACAGACTACGTCATGGCCTTAGGTGGCCCTGACAATTTTAGAGTTGATCTTTATCCAGATTATAAAGGCAACAGAGTAAAATCAAAATCAACAAGACCAGATTGGTTCTTAGATTTGAAGTCTGATATAGAAAGCGAATATGATGGTTGTGTGTTTTCTGACAACTGTGAGGCAGACGACTTAGTAAGAATATGGGCTACTGAATGTGATGCCGCTGATATGAAACGAATTGTTGTATCAGTAGACAAGGATTTGGACTGTATCAGTGGTTTGCATTACAACCCCCGTAAAGGCTTGATTTATGATGTAGAACAAGAAGATGCAAATTACTTCTATTGGAAACAAATTCTTATGGGAGACTCTACAGATAATATCCCTGGACTTCCTGGAATTGGTACTAAAAAAGCCGATGCCATCTTAGCACATAATATTAAATATAAAGACAGCGTGTGTAGAGCATACCATAACCAATATGGAGAAGATGGCTATAATTACTTGATTACAAATGGTCGTCTTATTCACATCTGGCGACACATCAATGATCACTTTGTATTAGATCGGAAATACTATGACAATGCTATCAAAGGCTGAAATTGGCCATTGGAGTTATTCTTATAAGTTTGATCCAGAACAGTGGTTCGGCTTTATATACTGTATAGAAAACACTATAACAAGTCAATTTTACATAGGTAAGAAACAATTTTACCATGGCGGTAAAAAGAAATCAAGGACTTATGGTAAAGAAATGACTTGGAGAACTTATGAAGGTTCTTCAACAAAAGTTAAAAGCGATATTAAAAAGTATGGAAAAGATAACTTCAAGTTTAATATCGTTGATATGTATAAAACAAAAGGAGGTCTCTATTATGCAGAGGCCTATCTGCAAATGTTAAGCGAGTGTATGACTGAAACTTTAAGTGATAACTCAACACCTCGATTTTATAATAGGCAGATTGCGGCTATTAGGTTTGTTCCCCGTGAGCATCCTACAAATAGAACTAAATCTTTTGTTGCTAAGATAAAAAGGAGATATGCATGAGTATGCACCCTGCAGCACCAATTTCATGGTTAATTGCTATGTCTGTTTTGGCGCTAACTATGTTAAACTACTTATTTGAATTCATGAGACTAGACCCTGTGATGTCAGTTATAATCTATCTTTTCTTTACAGAGTTTAGCAAGCTAGTAGCGGAGATGACTACAAATGGGAAGAATAGTAATTAAAAACCAAGCGTGTGAGTCTTGTGGAGGATCGGATCCTAAACAAATATATGAAGATGGATCTGCTTTTTGTTTTTCTTGCCGCAAAAGCTTTCCTAAACCTAAAGAAGAGGCTGATGATTTGGGATTTGAACCAGTGACAACAAATAGTAGCTGGAGTGATTCTAAGCTTCAGGAAGTGAAAAATGAATATACTACAAGAGGTTTTAAAGAAAGGAATATCTTTAGGCAGGTTTCTGATCATTATGGTGTTAAGGTTTCTTACAATATTGATGGTGACATTGACGCTCATTATTATCCTTACTACAGTGATAATACCTTGGTTGGATACAAGGTCAGAAAGTTACCTAAAGACTTTACCAGTATTGGAACCATTAGAGGTGGAATGTTTGGACAGTCCCTGTACAATGGCGGTAAACGACTAGTAATTACAGAAGGTGAACTCGATGCTATGGCAGTACAATCTGCATGGTACAAAAAGTATAAAACCTTTTACCCTGTCGTTTCTCTACGCTCTGCCTCTAGTATTAGAGACTTAATCAATGAGCGGGACTGGATCCGTAAGTTTGATGAAGTAATCTTGTGGCTAGATAACGATGACGCTGGCAAAGAAGCTATGAAAGAAGCTGCCCGTATTATTGGTTATGATAAAATCAAGGTTGCTAAGTCTACCGAAAAAGATGCCTCGGACTTATGGGTTAAAGATCCAGATAAAGTTTTAAAGACGATATATGACTCTGTAGACTATACACCTGCAGGTATCTTAACCAAAGAAGAACTTTGGCATCAACTAGAAGATTATAATAAAATAGAATCAGTACCTTATCCAGAGTATATGACTGGCCTTAATGAAAAATTAAAAGGTATGCGCTTTGGCGAAATAACTTTATGGACGTCAGGTACTGGTTCTGGTAAATCAACACTGTTAAGAGAGATTGCTATAGATCTCTTAGAAAAAACAGAAGACAAGATTGGAATTATATCCTTAGAAGAATCACCAGCAGAAACTGCCCGTAAGATGGCAGGTATGGCAATCAATAGGAATCCTGCAAATGACGAAATCCCAATTGAAAAACTTAAAGAAGGATTTGATATCGTTTTTGGTAGCAACCGTGTTATGGTCCTCGATCATCAAGGTAGCATATCAGATGGCTCCATTATGGACTTTTTGGAGTATATGTGTCTTAGCGGTTGTAAGTACCTCTTTGTTGACCATATTACTATTTTGGCTTCTGAAGGGGCTGAAGGGTTAACT